CATCCGTTGCACGAACCGTAAAAGTATCTGTTGCCGCTGATGAATGAGCCGTTTGTGTTCCTGTTATTGTACACGATCCTACACCTGTTGTTAAGGTTAAACCTGCAGTCAATGTGCCGCTTTGTATAGCAAAAGACGTTGCATCCGTTGCTGTTAAAGTCTGTGTTGGAATAGCTGAAGAACCTGAAAAAGTTCCTAATGAACCCGAAGCTGTGACCCAAGCGGGTGCATCGGATACCGTTAAAATAGCAGAACTTGATCTTCCTGCTAATCCATTGGTAGCATTTTCTACTCTAATAAAATAAGTTCCATCAACGGCTAATGTAAAAGCTGCTTGAACTGATGTAGCACTTACATAAGTTACACTATCCGCTGTTGTAATAGCTCCACTAGTATTAATGGCTTCAACGATAGGAACACTAACAAAGTTAGTTCCTGTAATGGTTACTGTCGTTTGAGCATTCGTAATAACTGTTGGACTCACGGCTGTTACTGTTGGATAAGTTTCTTCTCCAACATTAGAAATAGATCCACCTAACGCAACGACTGTGCCGTTAATCGTAATTGAACTATTTGCTAGTTTAGCATTCGTGACAGATGTATTAGGTAACTTATCAACGGTTACCGCGTCATCTGCTATACCTGGTGCTGTTACTGTTGTCTTTGCCATAATTATTTTGCCAATCCTGGGTTTCCAGCACTTCCAATCATTGGATCAGCAGCCCAAGCCCAATATCTATAAGTTGCCGCATTTCCATTACCCCAAGTAGCTGTTGTTCTAAGAGTAAAACCACTAGATGTAAAATCTATACCTGATAAAGAAACCGGGTATAAATCTCTAAATCTAACCTCTGCGATTGGGTTGTTTTTTGAGGACAATATTGTAAGTATACCATCAGAGTATATGGGTGCATCGTTAGGTGCATTACCAGTTTTACCTGCCTCAATAGAAACTCTACTTTGAATACTTTGTGGTGACTTATCTCTACCAGTCCTTAACAAGTCAAGGTATTCTTTGTGATCTACAGGAAAGGCTGTACCACGCATCCAATCTTGTACCTCAATATAGTTATTGAAAAACTCATCTACAATAAATGTGATATTAAGGTTTTCAAAAGAAAGAGTATCTCCAGGTAATGTTATATTACTTAATGGTGTAGGTTGTGTAACTTCACCTATCGATACGCCAGGTATATTTGCAGCCTTTACAAAAAATTCAGTCTTTGGTAACTTGTCAATCAAGAACCTAAACTGTGTATTAGCAGCATAATCTAAATTTGATGGTTGTCTGTTAAATGAACTAGTTTCAGTCATATTACTATTTATATTAAAAAAACAGGCTTATTAAATGCTCATAGAAGCATAAAAGAAATGTGTGCTGATACATTGTATCAATAAAAAAGGGGCCCGAAGGCCCCTTGGTGGTTTCCATACTGTTTCCAGTATAGAGGTGAAAATTAATTACATTAAGTTGTTTACTTCAACTCTTCTGTAATAAGTGTTAGTGTCTACTGCACCAATATCAGTTACCTGAGCACTAGTTCCAGCAAATGGGTTTGCGATAAGACCATATCTAGTCTTGAAACCAATTTTAGGTTGGAAACTGTTCTCAGCTACTGCTCTCACCATTTGTAGTGGAACATATGGGCAATAGAACATACCTGCATCGTAAGGTGAAGTTCCTTTGTAACCGATTACATAGTATTGTCTAGCCGCAACATTAGCTGCATACGGATCGATGTATACTTTGTATCTTCCGTTAAGAACACCAGCAAAAGTATTACCAGTATCGTCAACATTTAGGTTGTTAGAAAGTGCAGGAGCGTAATCTAACACACCAGCCATTTGAAGTGCAGAAGCAACATCTGCTGAACAGATTATTAAGTTACCTTTACCTCTTCTAGTTTGTTGTGCGATTGCGTTTGCATCTCTTTCTAATTGGAACATTAAACCTTTGAATTTCTCAACAGACCATCTACCGTTTGAGTCAGTATCTAAGTCAAATTTACCAGCAGTTGTAGTGTTAACTTGAGCACCAGGTTTTGCTGTTCTGTAAATTGATCTTACTACTTCACGGTTGATTTCCGCAAGAATTTCAGATGATAAAATGTTTGCAAGTTCTGTTTCTGCATCAAGACCATGGATTGCTTTTAAATCTTGAGCAAGTTCCATAGTGTAGTCAGCTTTAAGCTGTCTAGTTTTTGCAGTTACAGTTGACTTCTCGATTGAGAAAGCCATTTCAGCAAAAGATGAAGAAGCTTCAGCAGTTGCTGTTGCGATACCAGTACCAGTAGTATACTGTGTAGAAGTATCATTTAATACTGCAGGGTTAGTACCAGTTTGAGTACCTGTTCCTGAGAAGTCTGTATCAGGCTCATTGAATAGAGCTTCTGTTCCAGAGTTTGAAGTAAATCTTGACTTCATAGCGAAGATTAGACCAGTTGGTCCAGTCATTGGTTGTACGCCACAAATGTCATAAGCAATTAAATTAGGCATTGCTCTTCTTACTAGTGAGATTAGGATCGGGTCCCAATTCGCAATCGCTGAACCAGTTTGGTTAGCGTGTGCCTCACCTAAGAATGCAGCATCTTCTTTAAGTGCTTTTTCTTGGTTTTCAAGAATTACAGCTGTTACCGCTTTTCTATAAGGATCTTTAATTTCTGGAAGATCGTTATGTTCAAGAACCGGTTGCCACTTTTCTTGAAGGCTTGATGAGTTATACATTAATTACTCTCCCTTATTTATTTTAATGTTTTTAGTTCTTGTTATAGCAGCTGTGTATTTTGCCATTGTGTCTGAAAGATCACTAGGATCTACCGTACCGCTATTTGATGATGTAGTGTCAACATTGGTTTCAGCAGGTTTTGCTTCTGATGCGAAATAAGACTCTTTAATAGTTTCTAATTTCTTTTTATAATCGTCAGCATCCTCGAAATCAACATTTTCAGTCAATCCCTTAAATTTTTCTTTTTGAGTATCTGCCATTGTTTCAGACACTTCCTCAAAAATATCGCCTCTTGTTAAATCAGCATTTTCTTTCTTAAGGCCTACATTCTTTTCAACCTCAGAATTTACTTTTGCTTTTAACTCATCGATTTCTTTTGCTTGAGCTTCTAGAATATCATACTTTTCGTCAGGAATATCAATATAGTGGTCTTCAAATAATTGTTTTAAACCACCGATGAAATCTTCAGCAATCTCACCTTTGATACCTCTTTCGATAGCAAGTTCATTATCTTTAACCCACTCTTCTACAACATAGTTGAGATAGTTATCGACTTTTTGAACCATATCTTCTTTCATAGAAGATTTGCTTTCTTCTAGTTCACTAGCATAGTTATCTTCTAGTCTTTCAATTTCAGCTTTTACTTTTGACTTAACTGCAGCTTCGAAAACTGTAGCAGCCTTAGTTTTAAACTCTTCT